ACAACATCGACTGCCCCTTCTCTCACTCTCGCTCTTCCTCCTCCGACTACGGGTCCTGAACCCCCTGGTACATGGTTAACTGATTAGGGATATCACACTCTACTGTTGGTAGTTGAAAGTACCCCTCTCCCCTCTCCCTATAAATCACTTCATTTGATATTGACAAGGAAGCGTACGTCTTAGGTAAACCTGTGGAGTATGTGTTCCTCCAATCGTCATTTAGGGAGCCAGTGTCGTAGATAGCCTCGCTTGGTCCCTGGAAAGTGGGCTCTGGCATCAACCCGATTAAATCCTTTACTGCGATAGTAATGCGTGGTCTCGACAAGGGGAAGAAGTATCTGATTGCTCTGGCGAGAACCACTTCGTAAGGGCTTTTGGGAGCATACGTGGAATATAAAGTAATGTGGGCGATTGATGTGGAAGCTTCTGTTATCACTTGCTGAAGGTCCAGCCGCGCCGTCAAATTGTCATATGCTTCGCGAGTGACAATAGACACGGAGTAAATAAATTTAAGAGTTGGAAACACTAGCACAGACCCCCGATCCAGCAGCGCCAGCATGAACCGTAGACTACTAGATGGTAACAAACCAGGCTCTTTGATAGTGAATATGGTGGCGGGTACATCGTTAACGTCTACATACATATTTCCATTGAACCTTAGACCCTTAATCACCCTTCCATCTTGATCTTCAGTCACGAAATTTAGCTGGGTGATGTCCTCCTCCGGTAAGTTAGGAGGGTTGTATCTGTCCAAGAAGTTGACGTCGGGTTCTGAGACTCTATGTAAGGCAAACCCAACCATGAGTCTCGACAAGGAAGACCCAGGATCTAACAAAACTGTCGCTCCAAACTCAAACATATCACGACATATTTCAGTCAAAATTTGAGGGTTCCCACGCAAGATGGGCGGATCATTTTGGAGTGGAGGGAGGGGTGTCTTCGTTAAGCTGCACCGTCTGAAAATCGGTTGAGCGTACCGTTCATCGCCAGTAACGTTCATATTGGGCATTCCTTCCACCTGAGTCTTGCCTACCACCATATGAGATACGTGCTTGGAGATGATTGTTTCAAGCCTACGGTATGCACTGCTAGATAACAGCTGCCCACTAGCTTTAGCGTCGCGTAGAATGTCATACATGAAGCGGTAGGGCGGGCGACCAAAATTCTGGGGATTCAGGATCTCATTAGCAATACCCACGCCGACGCAAGCGTGCTCAGAAAAGGAATAAATGCTCAGATGCTCGTTCATTACTTCAGCAGGGGTGGCCAACTCAGCGTAGACGGGCTCATCCGCCATTCCGCTATTTAGGAGAAGACTGGAATCAAACACGAACTCTATGTGATACAGCAGAGACCAGATCACTTGAGTGGAGATATAGTACTGAGAGTCAATGGATTGTACGGGCAGCGGCGTCGTACGATGCATGCTGGCGTCAAACAAGTAGACTGGAGCTGGGATGACGGTGGCGAGCGACCCATCGTAGCTATGAATAACGTTGGTACTGAAATCAACCATCCCGCAAAACAATCTATGTAACCCTCTTCCTAGTCCGTTCCCGACACGAATCGCTCTTGAAGAAATGGACCCATTCACAGCACCAAATCCGGACACTTGGGCAGAAGATTGCCTCGCCACTGCTCTGAAAAGAGGTATGATGTTCGCGTCCATAAATGCGGCCACGCGATTGATTCTGGTTGTCACCATGGTTCCATCAGGTTCAAAGTCACCAACATCGTCCCAAGGCACGAATATCCGGTTATCGATAGTGGGCAACTGCGCATCGGCGGCCCTTGCACGCGGCACGAACTCTCCGATTGGTTCTATTAACCCCGCCATCGCTGTCATTACTTGCCATCCCCGATTCGCTGCGGCTCCTTGGAGCAAGGACGGTCGCTGCTCGTTATAGATATAAGCCTTTCTGGTAATCATTGAATCAGACCCTGGTTGGAGATTAGTAAAGCCAGTAATAGCGACATATCTTGCCCACTCGGCTGGCGCGATTGATTTCAATATATGGCGTATTCGATTTGCTAGCTCATCTGCCACGAATTTTGCTGCCTTTGGAAACAGAACAAAGAACAGTAGAGTCTCGAACAGGCACAGATATTGCCCAGCCCTGTCATAGGGTCTTTGCGTATCGGCTGATGGATAGTCAAAGGTGGGCCTGATCTCAAAAACTAGCGCTTCTATGAGTGAATCAAAACTTCCACTACCTACACATTTATAGAACGCTTGCTGCATGTCGGCAGTTAGAGCGTTACCTGTTAACCCGGTCAAAACGTCCCTGAGTGGAGCCTCCCAGATGATCCCGGATGACATCACGTAATTGATATACAGCTGCGCTATGACAGGTTTAATGGATGGCATTCTTGCAATGGTTAAGAAAAGCTGCCCAATCATAGTGTCAGGAGGTGACATGACAATAGGTAAGAAGGTCCGTCTGTCAATGTTGGACTCAGGGAATACCGTTCCGAAGGGACTGTGTGCGCGCAGTAATGCGATTAGCTGGATGATGCTGATCTCATGAGTCTTTATGTACCTCTGCGCCATCCCTAGCAGCTCAACGGTAATGTTGTCGTAAGTCGTGGCCCACTTCGTGTCGAGCGGAATATTGTTTGTCAGCGTCAAGTTCCCAGTTTTGCCGTATCGAAACTGCTGCAGCCGCTGCATGGATTGGTCAAAGTAATGAAGCCCCGTAAAGCCGTACACCATTGCGGGGTTTGGAATCGCCAGCTCTGTCCAGTGAGTCTGCAGCCAGTTTAACGTTGGCACAGTATCCAGTCCGGACGTAGACCTCTTCGCTCCTTTCTCTAGAACCAGCAGGCCATTGTACGCAAGCATCATAATACATGCCGCCTCAATCGCTCCGGACACTAATTGTGGCGAGTTCATTTGGATTGTTTGATTTGTAGCCGACAAGATGAAGGGTGCTACAAACTGTTCGCCAGACGCGACACCTCCACAAGTTTCCAGGCCGTACTCCTTAAACAAGGCATCATTCAACTGGTAAAACACGAGGTTGGTCCCCCTCTTGAAGACTTGAAGATTTGGGTCAATTAGGGTTTGTCTTACAGTGGGGTCAAGTGATACTGAAAACTGATGTTCATCATTGAAGTTGAATAGGGAAAGAGCCTTAGAGGAGACTAAAGGTAATGGAGAGGAGATAATCCTAACACCCCATGTGGATGGGATCTGTAAAGTAGACTCAAGGTTCTGATATCCAACTATTCGCCTATTAGGGATAATGAGCGGTGGGAGGGGAGCCTTCAGATTTAAAGGAAGAGAATTCATAAAATGGGGAACTACGCCAAGTTGAGCGCTAGAATGGGCCGCTGGTACAACGTCAGGGGGCGGTGCGCCAATATTAGAGATCGTGAGATCTGAAAGCTTTACGGGCTCCGTGTGGCTGGAAGACTTACTGCCGTCGTCTAACTTCGGAAGTTCAGGCGTTGAGCCGGACTGAGCTGCGGCTGGCACCTTAGGGACGTTGGTGGTTTTAATGGGGACCTCAGCTACTTTGGAGTTGGGTAGCACGCTGGTATCTTGGCGACCGACAGCAGTAGCTTCTAGCAAGGTAGTGGAGGTGGTAGCGCTATGAGTTTCGGTAGTCAGTCCCTGGATTACGTCACCAAGCTTCCCTGTGCTCACATGTCGGATCTTACTTTGTTTTCGAGCAGCCATGATTTCTCACTCGTATCGGAGGAAGGAGCGGAGCAGGACAGTTCTCT